TACCATCCATGTATACTAGGTCTTTGCCATTAACATAAACAGTGGCTCCGTGATTTTCGTATTTCATCCAGTCACGGGTAACAGGGGCAATATCCATGTATTCTAATACATATGCCATTCCACTACATCCTGTGGTTTTTACCCCAATGCGAATTCCAACGCCCTTACCGCGTTTTTCTAATTGATTTTTTATTTTATTGGCTGCGGGTTCTGTGATTGTAAGCATATAGATATTTATTTTATCCTACTATGCAGTATACAATAATTTTTTACGAATGTCTAGTGTTATGGATTATTTGTTTAGCGCATTTTGCGCCATTTGAGCAACGACTTTCTTTTGGTCGTCTGCTTGTGCAGGTTCAGCGTTTGGAGTTTCTGGCTGACCTTTGAATGTTACTTTGTCACCTTGAATGTTAGTGATGACAGATTTTAGTGGGGGAACTTTAATCATATTGTACAAGTCGTTCTTGTCCAATACTAAATCATAATTATAAAAATAGTTCAATAGGTCATCTACAGAAAAATCTTGAGGGATTTTTCCCTTCTCTAAATCGTTCTGTAGTTGACTTGTTAGTACCACCAGTTTACTGATAGTGGCACTATTTTGATCGAACTCAAAGAGCCTCATGTTATCTCTTTGATCTGCCGACGCTACCTGCTGGCTCTTCTTCTTCGGGTGCTGGGGGTGTTTCTGCTGTTAGACCAGGCTCTTCTGGCATTTCTGCACCCATGTCGCCTAAATCTGCACCGTCTTCTTCACCTGCTGTTGGAGTAGGCATACCTACTTCACCACCAAAGTCTGCACCACCTTGACCAGTGATGCTGTTCAATGCGCTCTTTAGTCCTTGTTCGCTTTGTGTTAATGCAGCCTGTAATGAAGTTAATGCTTCGTTTGCTTGCCCAGTGAATTGTTCACTTTCGTTAACACCAATTTCACTTTGAATGCTGTCAGACAATGCTGGTAGTTCTTTAACTAACATATCGCTAACTTCTTCAATCATCTTACGTACTGAATCTACTAGATCCTGAGCGGCTAATACAACCTGTGACTTTTCAACTTCTTCGTTTTCAAAAACGATACGTGGAGAAGGTCTGCTCATTAATTGATTGAAATGACTAGACAATGCTTGTTCCATGAATACTAATTTCAAGTATGCAGGACTGTTCTGATTGCTGTGGAAATCAGATGCTTGTCTTGATTCTTTGATAAGACCGTGAACTCTGTTCAACATTGTTTGGGTCTTGATCTTGTCTAAGTTTGAAACATCGAAATTAAATTCGAAATTTTGTTTCAATGCTGTAGACGCATAATTTTTTGTTTCTAAGTCGTTTAGTCTCATGGTTGTTATTCCGTTTTGATTAAGTATTTATCACAATTTCTTAAAACCCGGGGTTTTATTGAACTTGCGTTCTTGTAATATTCTAGAACTATTTATGAAAGAATCCAGTTCTTCTGATAGTAATTTCTTTTTACGTGCATCCTCTTCCCATTTAATGGTATAAATTAGTTTGGATCCGTTATCTTTTGCTTTTTTTGCCAATTTCTTGTGAATTTGCATGTCTAATTCATTGCTGGATAATCGTAAATCTAAATCTATTACACGATTGGCATCTCTGTATTGTCTGGCATTGTCAAATGTACACCAGGCTGTTGCGTTTTTGAGAGTAGTAAATTCATATGAACGGTCTATTGGAGTTAAAAATGTGACCAAATATCCAGTAGGTGTCTTAGATATCTTATATTTTTGAAACAATTCGTACCCACCATCAGGGGTACGCATAATCACAACTTCTTTTAACTCATCATTAACAAGTTGCTTATTAATAAATTGATCTATTTTCTTATCGTATTTCATAGCACCTCAAAATGAATGTTTTTTAATTCAGGTGTCACATCTAAAAATGCAGGGGTATTTTCATATTGACCCTTACATTTAATCATTGGTACACCTTCACAGTCTGTATATAATGCCCCTAAGGGAATTATTCCGTTTTCAAACACACTTGGATGTTGTATCTCAAATTCAAACTTCCAAACTGTGTAAGTTTTATCTTCTTCTTGCTCATAAAAGAAACCAAATTGATCAAATTCATCAAAACGTATTTCTGTTTTATAAGGTACTTTAACTACTTCAGGCTGACTACGTAACGATATTACTTGTAATATAGTATCATAGTTACATTGTGTATTTCTTCTGTGCATCCATGATTCTATGTCATCCCCTATAGGTTTGTTTCTATTCATCACTCCAGTCTGTATGATGTCAAATAGGGTATAACAACAAATGCGGTACATAGTGTTATTTATAGAGGTAAAAAAACCCGGGAATTAATTCCCGGGTTTTCATGTTTAGTTACAAACTAAAATTAAGCGCCGTAAACTGTAGTGAACGTAGCTGCGTTTGTACCAGTTGTTGTGTTAGCAACTGAAGCGTTAGTTAAGGCTGCGTTAACAGCTGCAACAACGTTAGCACCTGCTGAACCGTCTACTGACCAAGCACCTGTTGGATAAGTTGCGAAAGCAAATGTATCTGAAGTTGTGTTTGTGTATTCGTAGATATAGATTGTTGCTAATTGTTGAACTGTTTCGATAATAACATTAGCCTGTGTTGTACTGAAGTGAGTGCCTGAAGCTGCTGTGATTGTCATGAAGTCTAACTTTGGACCTTGTGGTTGAACTACATAGCCTGAATCGATAGCATTAACGCCAGCGTTTGTATATGCAGGATAGTCAAGGTTTAATACGGGATAGAAGTCACCGTTTGTACGTGTAAATTGTGCCATTTTAATTTTCCTTTAAATGTTTGAAGCCTACTGCTTTCATACACTTATTTATGCCTGGAATAAAAAAATTATGGTTTTGGTTTATCTTTTATTCCTAGATAGATATGCAATTTTGGAATAAATATTAATGTAGTTCGCGGAATTGGCGTTCCCAACTACTCTAACGCTTTGAAGGAGCAATCAGCATGACTATTTATCTATACAAGAAAACCCACAATATAACTGGCCTTAAATACTTAGGTCAAACAAAAAAACAAGACCCCTACTCATACCCAGGATCAGGTAAGTACTGGAGATTACATATTACTAAACACGGATATGATGTAACTACAGAAATTCTACGAGAATGCCATTCTATGTCAGAAGTAGAAGAATGGGGGAAATATTATTCTAAATTATGGAATGTTGTGCAAAGTAACGAATGGGCCAATCTAAAACCGGAATTTGGTCAGCATGGTTGGACTCCACCTAAATTAGGTTCCGAACATCCAGGATATGATCACAATGAATATCATTTTATTCATGAAAGCGGAATAGAAAGGATATGTACTAGGCAAGAATTTATCAAAGAATTTGATGTATCCCCAGGAAACCTTCACACTTTAATTTATGGTAATTGGATTGTATATAATGGATGGAGGTTATATAAAAATAAAGATGTGGACTATAGACAATTTAAAAGCAAAACTAATAGCAGATATGATCACACTACATACCACTTTATACACGACAATGGCACCGAAGAATATTGCACCCAGTGTGAACTTAGAAAAAAATATAATTTAGGACAAGGGCATACTTCTGCACTGGCTAGAGGTGACAGAAAACATTATAAAGGATGGAGATTATTTAACGACCCTGAAGGTTCTGTCTACTAAAGCCCATACGATCTACAAACTTAAGACCATTAGCAACGAAACCTTCTTGTGTTTCAGTACCGTCTTGTAAGAAACCCTTAACTGGGCTAGACTTTGCGGCTTTATCTAGTTGCTTAACAACATCCATCTTTAGATTGTAGATAGCGACCCAAATTTTAAATGCACCCAATACACCTTCTTTATTGACTTTAAGATGTTCCATGATTTTGGCCTTCATCTTATCTGTCATAGGTCTTGATTCAACGTATTCTAAGAATCCATTGTATAGATTACTTAAATTACCTGATACAATACGTTTGTTGATATATGTAGTGAATAGTTGATTGAACGTATTGCGTGCTTGTGGTGCAGTATTCATTAAATCTTTTACTGCGGCACCATATGTGTTTAGTTCTTTAATAGCAGTATTCTTTAATTTACTATTAACTCCTAAGTCAGGAGTAATAGGCATCTTACTTGGAATAATAGCAACATTACTATTGTTCTTTAGATTACCAATGCTACCGTCAAGGCTTGTTGCTTCGTCAGTAGTACTTGCATCAGCAGGAATAAATTGATGCACAGCAATACCTGCATCTTTACCTGCCATTAATTTACCTACTTCGCTGTTTGCATTTACTGTATAAGCAATGCCGTTAGGATTTGCTTTAAATCTATAAACACCTTTTTCATCTTTTAAAGGTTTGCTGAATAGTAAATCACCCCAGTAATAACCATTACCACCACGATCTGCTTGTTCTAGACCAGGCCAAATACTAGAAATAAGTGCATATAGATCGCCACGATTAACGCCTCTGGCTGCATCATATTGTACAAACTGTTCTGGGCTGTAGACATGACGACCTGAGCCATCTTTTTTGTTGAACATATGTTTGTCCATGATACTAAACTTACCGTCAGTACCACGTCCAAAGATCAAAGCAGGATATCCATCCCACTTGATTGTGACTGCATTTGTATTTGTTACAGTCTTTTCAAAAGCCTCAATAGCATGTCTAGCAC